TTTTGAGTTAAACCACCGTCACCTACAGAATAAGTAGTATTAGTATCTGGTGGTACAGCCCATTCCATACCATTACTAGTATATCCTAAAAACTTATTTGTACCAGATGGATCTGCATGTACATCTAATTTAGCTTCAGTTATAGTATCGTCAGCTATTTTACTACCTGCAATAGCTGCTGAAGCATTTACGTCGGCATTAACGATCTCTCCATCCTTAATACCTTTTTCTGTTATTTGTGTTAATGCCATTAGGGTTTAGGATTGTCAGATTTAACTTTGTCAATGGCTTCGACCCACTTATTAGTGCCATTCTTTTTGTCCCAATAGAGTTGATCTAATTGGTCTTTAATAGAAGCGTAAAGAGGCTCTCTATCTCTTTGATATTTATTATTATTATATGTTGTTTTAAGTTCGTTTAACTTAGTAGTAATCTGGGAGTCAGTAGGTTTTGAATCTCCCTTCATATCTATCCAACGTATTGTTTCTTCACCTGTAGTTGAGTTTCCATCTACAGCAACTAATGCATTTGGACA